AAAAGCCCGTGACGATCTCAAAGATGGCGAAATACTTTATTGTGAGTGAATCAACCGCAAAGGGTTCGTTGGCATCTCTGGTCAAGAAAGGCATCGCTGAAGTCGTGCCTAAGAGCAAACCCTTTTTGTATCGGCTTAAACATGGCATCGACTCCTGAGAAGAAAGTCAAATTAAAAGTACGTGCGATTCTTGACTGGCACAAAGATGTTTACTACTTCACACCAATGACGGGTGGTTACGGTCGAAGCGGCGTACCAGATATTGTGGGGTGTTACAAAGGCTATTTCTTTGCCATCGAGTGCAAGGCTGGTAAAGGCACGACAACAGCACTGCAAGACAAGAACATTAAAGAAATTGAAAAAGCGGGAGGGAGGGTGATTGTTGTCAACGAAAGTAATTTAGAAGATGTTCGCCTCATGTTAAGTGAGATGAATGGCTAGGAGGAGTTACGTGTCAAGACAGGTGCAGTTGGTTCGGATACTTGATAGCACGTTTGCTCTCTCAGTAAAACAAATAGCCAAAAGAATGAAGCTACACGAACGAACGGTGTACCGATACTTAAGCCCACTGGTTACGCACGGCATTGTTTACGTGCGGTTCAAGGCAAACGAACGAGGTTCTAAAAAACCAGTCCATTTTTATTCTACAAAGAGAGCGGTATGAGAAAACTAATTATGCTAGTTGAAATAATAAAAACCGTTGAAGAGAAATTTAATCTCGACGTAACAGACTTACACATACTGTCAATCGTCGGGCTGGCAGAAGAAGAGGGGCGTGAAGTTCGGGTGACTGACCTTACACGGATGCACAACATTGCGTCGCCTGCAACCTTGCACTACCGGATTACTAGAGATCTTGTGGATCGTGGGATGGTTGTGCTGGAACCAAGCACCGAAGATGCAAGGGTAAAACTTGTGAAAACAGGGAAAAAATTTAAGACATTCGCAAACTTCTTGGAGAAAAAGTTTTGGTCATAACAATAGACTTTGAAACCTACTACGACAAAGAGTTCTCTCTTTCTAAAATAACAACCGAAGAGTACGTGCGTGACTCTAGGTTTGAAGTAATCGGGGTTGGTGTCAAGGTAGACGACGGCGAAACCGAGTGGTATTCGGGCACTGAAGCGCAGACCAAGTTCTGGCTGAGTAAGTTTAAATGGCAAGATGCTCTGGTGCTTGCACACAACACGGCGTTTGACGGAGCGATTCTGTCTTGGCGTTTCGGTGTGAACCCCAAAGGCTGGCTGGATACGCTATGCATGGGGCGTGCGGTTGACGGGGTGGAGGTGAGCGGTAGCCTGAAAGCTTTGGCTGAACGCTATGGGATCGGAGAGAAAGGAACCGAAGTTCTAAATGCGTTGGGTAAAAGACGCAAAGACTTTAGCGAGGAAGAACTGGAACGCTACGGCGAGTATTGCAAGAACGACGTAGAGTTAACCTACAAGTTGTTTAAGATTCTCTACAACGAGTTTCCGGCGAAAGAGCTTAAAGTAATTGACCTGACTCTGCGCATGTATACGCATCCGGTGATCAGACTTGACCTGCCCCTGCTGGAACAGCATCTGGTTGAGGTGGTGGAGCGCAAAGAGAAACTGCTTGAGGCGACTAGCGCCACAAAAGATGAGCTGATGTCTAACGACAAGTTTGCACAACTCTTAAGTGAGCTAGGTGTTGATCCTCCCCGTAAGATTAGCCCCACAACAAATAGAGAGGCGTGGGCATTTGCCAAGACGGACGAGGACTTTAAAGCTTTAGCTGACCATTCTGACGACAGGGTGCAAGCGTTGGTGGCGGCTCGGCTCGGGAACAAGACTACGTTGGAAGAGACTCGGACCCAGCGGTTCATCGACATTGCGAAGAGAGGACTGATGCCAGTTCCCCTAAAGTATTATGCGGCGCATACAGGACGGTGGGGTGGTGACGACAAAGTTAATTTGCAAAACCTTCCCTCACGTGGGCAAAACGCAGGCAAGCTTAAATCTTCCATCTGCGCACCGAAGGGGCATGTGATTGTTGACGCTGACTCTTCCCAGATTGAAGCGCGAGTGCTTGCGTGGCTGGCTGAGCAGAACGATCTTGTTGAAGCTTTTGACAAGGGCGAAGACGTTTACAAAATAATGGCCTCGGCTATCTACAACAAGTCTGTGGAAGAGATAACAAAAGAAGAACGGTTCGTTGGTAAGACAACCATTCTTGGCTCAGGCTACGGCATGGGGGCGTTAAAGTTTCAGGCTCAGCTTAAGACCTTTGGAACCGACATCCCCATCGAAGAATCAACCCACATCATCGGGGTGTATCGCAAAACATATCCAGACATAACAGCTTTGTGGCGACAGGCTCAGTCGTGTTTGGAAGCGATCATCCAGAACAATGCGGCTGTGCTTGGTAAAGAGGGCGTGCTTGAGTTCGACCCAGCTAGACAAGGGTTCAAGTTACCAAGTGGGTTATGGCAACGGTACGACGGACTTGAAAAAACAACCGATGCTGAGGGTAAGTATCAATACCAATACAAAACCCGCAAGGGCATGACTAAAATCTACGGCGGCAAGGTGGTGGAGAATATCTGTCAAGCAATTGCTAGGTGCGTTATAGCCGAGCAAATGATTCGGATTTCGAAGCGTTACCGTGTGGTCCTAACGGTCCATGATGCCGTGGCCTGTGTAGCCCCTAAAAACGAGGCTGAAGAGGCGGTCAAATATGTCGAAGAGTGCATGAGGTGGCGACCAAGCTGGTGTCAAGACCTACCCCTTAACTGTGAAGTCGGATATGGAGATAACTATGGAGAAACTTAATTTTGCTGGACACTACATCGAGGCAACACGACAGCTCCGCCAGGTGTATGAAGAAGCAAATGACAACAAGTTTGTAGAATCAGCAGAGAAAATTAGCGACATCATAGTAGAATTGAGGCTTCTCAAAGCGGCGATTCTATCCAATGTCAACGATTAAATGGTCCTACTCATCACTAGCACTTTTCAAACAGTGCCCCAAAAAGTATTTTCACTTACGAGTTGCCAAAGACTTCAAGGAACCAGAAACCGAAGCTCTGACCTACGGGACTCAGGTGCATGAGGCGGCTGAAAAGTTTATTCGTGACGGTGAACCAATCCCTTCCAAGTTTGCGTTCATCCAGCAACCTCTTGAGAAGTTAAACGAACTCGATGGCGCCAAGCTCTGTGAATACAAAATGGGATTGACCAAGGACTTAGAGCCGTGCGACTTCTTTTCAAACAATGTTTGGTGGCGTGGGATCGCTGATCTGATCGTGCTAAACGAAGAGAAAGGAATGGCTTTTGTGGTGGATTACAAGACCGGCAAGAGCAGTCGGTATGCGGATACGAAGCAGTTAGAGATACTTTCGCTGGCCCTTTTCAAGCACTTTCCCAAAGTAAAACGGGTCAAGGCTGGTCTGCTGTTTGTGGTGGCAAACGACTTTGTAAAAACTGAGTACGAGCAGGGCAACGAGCGTGCTTGGCTTAGCTGGCTGGAGGACACTAACCGGCTGGAGGAGGCTTATAAAACCGAGGTTTGGAACCCGAAACCGAACTTCTCTTGTAAAAATTTCTGTGCAGTTGTAAGCTGTATCCATAATGGCAGACACCATTAAAGCCCGTCTACACAACGTCGTTGTGTGGGTGAAATCGAAAGATCCGAAGTATAAGGTCAGGATGTTTTCGTACCTAGCACCAAAGGTGCATGTTGCCCGAGGTTGGTTTGAAGAAGAGCATCCCGACGAAGAACTTGTAAAGATTTTTAGTTTAGGCGTTCACGAATACGAAATTAGTAAAGAGCGATACCGTGCCATATACCAAGACTCCACGCCCGTATAAAAAGGAATATAAACTCCAGAAAGCCCGTGGTGAACACGAGGACCGGATGGAGCGTCAACGTGCCCGTAGAAAATTAGATAAGAACGGCAAAGACGCTAACGGCAACGGTAAAGCAGACAAGCGTGAAGGCAAAGACATCGCCCACAAGAAAGCTCTAAGCAAGGGTGGTAGTAACAAAGATGGAGTTGTGGTAACATCAGCTTCTCGGAATCGTTCATTTAAACGTGACTCTTCCGGTAAGCTTGTATCAGAAACGAGCAAGCGCGAACGTAGTAAAAAGTAGTACAGATTTTACAATTTACAATAACTTGTTGGCTGAAAGTGGATAGACCGCTTTCGGCCTAAATCGCTTTGAGGGTGACATGCAAATAATAGAAAACAAGGCGTTACTTTTGAAAGTCAGGGAGCCGGGGCGTATCACAACGGTGATCCCAAAAGCCAAAGTTCTGGACTCTGGCGAAGTGCTAGTAAAGTGGGGGCTGGAGGAAGCCCAAGTTTTAAAGAACCTCCGCATAAAGAATGTGCCCTCTCCAATCGTTGCGCACTACAACTGGCCCGGAATGTACAGGCCGTTCAAACACCAGATTAAAACTTCTGAGTTTTTAACATTGCATCGACGAGCCTTTGTGTTCAACGAGCAGGGTACAGGCAAGACAGGAAGCGTTATCTGGGCCGCAGACTACCTGATGAAGCTTGGGTTTATAAAGCGAGTGCTTGTGCTGTGCCCCTTATCAATCATGCAATCGGCTTGGCAAAACGATTTGTTTAAGTTCGCCATGCACCGTACCGTAGGCATCGCTCATAGCTACACCCGTGAGAAAAGAATCAAGGTAATCAAGTCAAACGTAGAGTTTGTGGTCTGTAACTTTGATGGCCTTGAGATCATTAAAGACGCAGTGCTTGAAAGCGACTTTGATCTGATCGTGGTTGATGAAGCTAACGCCTATAAAACTGTTTCCACAAGACGTTGGAAAGTACTGAACTCCCTAATCCAAGCTAAGACTTGGGTGTGGATGATGACAGGGACTCCAGCTTCTCAAGCACCAACAGACGCATTTGGACTAGCCAAGATCATCAACCCAGACGGTGTGCCACGGTTTTTTGGTTCTTTCAAAGACATGGTGATGCAGAAGATCACGGAGTTTAAGTGGGTTCCAAGGCCCCGTGCAGAAGACGTTGTGCATAAGGCATTGCAACCGGCGATTAGGTTTACAAAAGAAGAGTGCCTTGACCTACCCGACATGACTTACGTAACCCGTGAGGTTCCCCTTACCGCACAGCAGAAACGCTACTACGAAACGATTCGTAAACACATGGTCGTCACGGCGGCTGGCGAAGACATTACAACCGTTAATGCAGCAGCGAACCTGAACAAACTCCTACAATTATCTTGTGGTGCAGTCTATTCGGACAGTGGAGAAGTTGTAGCGTTTGACGCATCAAACCGATTGGAAGCCCTCAAAGAAGTTATTGACGAAGCAAGCCATAAAGTTATTGTGTTCGTGCCCTACCGCCACGCTATTCAGATTGTCTTTGAAGAGCTTATAAAGTCAGGCTATACAGCAGAGATCATCAGCGGTGCAGTATCGGCGGGTAGACGTACAGAGATATTTAATCGGTTCCAGACGGAAGACAACCCACGAGTGCTTGTCATACAACCTCAAGCGGCATCGCACGGCGTAACGCTTCATGCGGCAAACGTGGTGGTGTATTGGTCCCCGGTGATGTCAGTCGAAACTTATTTGCAGGCCAACGCCCGTGTGCATCGTGCCGGTCAACGCAACCCATGTACGGTGGTTCACTTGCAGGGATCGCCCGTGGAGAAGCGGATGTACGCCATGCTGGAGTCGAAGGTAGACATTCACACAAAAGTTGTGGACCTCTACAAAAATTTAATCGAAGAGAGTTGACAATGTATAATTTAAGTTATAGAATTTAGTTGTGGCTGTTATAACAATGGAGAGTGACGATGGAAATTAAAGCTGACAAGCTGGTCAAGACTTACGTTCGCATTAGAGACAAGCGAAAAGAGTTAGCCGACCAGTATGAGAAAGAAGACAACAATCTTAAAGAGGCCCTTGAACTCATCGAAGGCGAACTGCTAGAGATGTGTAAGGAAACAGGTGCTGATAGCTTACGCACGGAATTTGGCACGGTGACACGCCGTGTAGCGAAACGCTATTGGACCAACGACTGGCACTCTTTCCACGAATTTCTTAAGGAACACGGCACATTGGAACTGCTTGAGAAGCGCATTGCGCAGACCAACATGTCTACGTTTCTTGAGGAAAACCCCGATTTGTTACCGCCCGGTCTTCAAGTCGATAGTCGATATGCAGTAACCGTTAGGAGAAAGTAAAAATGAGTGAACTTGCAATTCTTGATCAAAAACTACCCGCCCATCTACGTTCGCTGGATGTGTTAGATGAAACTACAAAAGCCCTTATGGGTAGCACTGGAGGTACTAACAAGCGTATCTCCATTGAAGGTGGTGTGTGGCGTATGCTTGTCAACGGGAACGAGGTAGCCCGTAACGAAGAGCGTTCTATGAACGTGGTGATTGTTGCCGCCGCCCCCAAGGTGTCACGCACTTTCTACGCTGGGGTTTACAAGAAGGGTGTTGCTACGCACCCCGACTGCTGGTCTGCTGACGGTGATAAGCCTGACGCTACAGCAAAGTTTCCCCAGTCGAAGATGTGTTCTAGCTGTCCTCAGAACGTAAAAGGTTCTGGGCAGGGTGACTCCCGTGCGTGCCGCTTCTCTCAGCGTCTAGCTGTTGTGCTTGAGAACGATGTCGGTGGAGATGTTTACCAGTTAACTCTTCCGTCTCAGTCAATCTTTGGCGAAGGCGAACCCGGTAAATGGCCCCTGCAAACTTACGCCAAGATGATTGGTAGTAAGGGCGTGCCCATCACAGCGGTTGTTACTGAGATGCGGTTTGACACTGACTCTTCCACACCCAAGCTGACGTTTAAGCCTGCTCGGTTCTTGGAGACTGACGAGTTTAACCTTGCATTAGAACAGGGAAAGACGGATGCCGCAACTAAGGCAATCACTATGACCGTCGCTCAGATGGATGGTGTAGACTCTAAACCCGCTCTGGAAACTTCAAAGCCTGAAATTAAAGAGGAAGATGAAGTGGAAGAGGTTGAGAGTGCCGAACCCGTCAAGCGTTCCGCTAAGAAGGAAGAAGCCCCTGCTCCTAAGAAGAGCCTCAACAAACTCCTAGAAGAGTGGGACGACGAATAAGGAGGGGGCCATGAAAGGTTACTCAAGTAGGTTCATCAAGCTGATCAACGAGGCAGATCCAGACAAGATAAGTACCAAGCTTGCCAAGGTTTGCATCGAAAAAGAAATCTCTGTTGCTGATGTGGCAGAGTTCTTTGGGGTCACACGGATGACGGTTTACAACTGGTTCAAGGGGCAGACAAAGATACCTGCCGCTCACGCTGAAAAAGCAGAAAAGCTGGTTGTTAAGCTTCAGATGTAAGGCTTACGGGGGGCTAGGTTCGCTACCGAAAAGGGTGAGGCCGTCTGCCCTTGCCCCCCAATCTTTTTATGACGGCTGACCAAGGACGGCTATGCTATCGAGGACAGATTTTCTTTCTTTAGTCCTACCCCCAAAGGGGGCCTACTGTGTAGTGGGGCTGAAGGATAAAAAACCAAGACAGGTTTTTGTTGACAACATAGAAGATGTTTCAGATTACGCAGACGGTTTAACAGTTAAAGGCTATGACTCTTATTTTGCATTAGCTTCTTTCAATGATGGCGAAGAAGGTCGCACCGTATCAAACGCACGGGAACTCAAGTGCTTCTTTCTCGATATTGACTGTGGACCCAACAAAGACTACCCAGATCAGGCCGAAGGTCTTGCCGCTACCAAAGCATTTGTAAAAGCCGCTGGACTGCCTGCACCAACCGTAATCGTCAACTCAGGGCGCGGCATACACGTTTATTGGGCGTTACAACAGGCCATATCCAAAGAGGAATGGAAGCCCCTAGCCGAGGGCCTGAAGGCTCTGTGTGCGACTCACAAGTTCCGTGCTGACCCTGCGGTGACTGCTGATACTGCACGTATTCTGCGCATCCCCGAAACACTCAACCTTAAAGATCCCGAGAACCCACAGCCAACAACGATACTGATGGCTCGCCAGGCGGTTGAAATAGACACGCTGAAAGATCTTTTAGTAAGTAATGAATCGGTCCTGGATATACCGGGCACAAACCCATTCAAGCGGCAACTTGATGCCACAACTCTAGCCCTAATGGGTAACTACGAGGCAAAGTTCAAGACCATCCTAATTAAATCCATGCAGGGTGAGGGATGCGCTCAGATAGCCAACGCCTATGAAAATCAAGACACGATAGAAGAACCGTTGTGGAGGGCTAACCTTTCAATTGCTCAGCACTGCTCGGACGCAGAAAAAGCGATCCACATAATTTCTAAGGGTCATCCCGAATACAACGCAAGCACAACGATTAAGAAGGCAGGGGAAACCAAAGGCCCCTACACCTGTGCAACATTCAAGAAACTCAAGCCTGAGGTATGCGAAGGATGCCCCCAAAAGATTACGTCACCCATTCAGATAGGCAGAGAGATCATTGTCACTGAGGGCGAGAAAGAGGTCGTGGAAGTCGAGAGCGTCACCAAAGAAGAAAAGGTGTTCGTAATTCCAGAGCTTCCGTTTCCATATTTCCGTGGCAACAATACCGGCGTTTATCGTCGTGCAGACCCCAACAGAGAAGACGACAAAGACGAACTTATTTATGCGCATGACTTCTATGTGGTCAAGCGTATCCACGATCCCGAGGAGGGAGAGACTTTATTACTGAGACTGCACTTGCCACGAGACGGGGTGCGTGAGTTTGTTGTCCCTCTCAATTCGGTTTTGTCAAAAGAAAAATTTATTAACGCAATCGCCGCGCAAGGTATGGCGGTACTGGGTAAGAAACAGGATGCACTTATGAACTACGTGGCCCGTTGGGTGGAGCATTTGCAGTCAACTAGCAAGTCAGATATAGCCCGTAAACAGTTTGGGTGGCTTGATGACAACAGCGCATTTATTGTCGGTGAACGTGAGATCCTTGCATCGGGCGAAACCAAATACAGCCCTCCAACAGCGGCAACCCTGCCGATCATACCCATACTGCAACCCAAGGGCGACTTCCATGTTTGGAAAGACATCATTAACGCCTACGGTCGGGACCACATGCAGGGGCGTGCGTTTGCTTTCTTTATGGGGTTCGGTGGCCCCCTGATGAAGTTTGTTGGTGAAGGGATGCTTGACGGATTTCTGCTGAACCTGATTAGTAAGGGCGGTGGTACTGGTAAGACCACTCTGCTCTACGCCATCAACAGCATCTACGGCAGACCAAAAGAACTGCTCTTGTCTTACAAAGACACACATAACCACAGACTTCAGCGTATTGGTGCAATGCAATCAATGACGCCTACGCTTGACGAGCTAACCAATCTAAAGCCTGAGATCATGTCAAATCTGGCTTACGACATTACATCGGGTAAAGGCAAAAACCGTATGTCGTCGAAGGCCAACGTGGAGCGAGTCAACAATACAACTTGGCAGATCCCGGTCGTCTCATCGTCCAACCGATCTATTAAAGACGCACTGCTGACAATCAAATCGTTCCCCGAAGCGGAGATGCTACGGATACTGGAGGACCGCATACTCGCAGACCCCTACGATGATCCAACGTGGTCGAAGGCACACTTTGGTCGGATCATTAACAACTACGGGCACGCCATTGACCCCTACATAAAATATCTTGCCAGCAACCTGCCTGAGTGCATTGAACTTTTGAACCGTATCAATCAGAAGATTGACCGTGCGGCTGCGATCAAGAACACCGAACGCTTCTGGTCTGCTGGGTCGGCTATTGCCATTACAGGTGGCATCATCGCTAAGAACATCGGCCTACACAACATCCCCATAGAGCCGGTGTTCCAGTATGTTGTAGATTTAATTAAGAATACAAGGATCAGTAATAAGGAATCCTTAGGTGATAGCGAAGACTTCCTTGGCGGCTTTTTACAAAAGCACTTCCACGAGATTCTGGTTATCAACGGCAAGATGGACAAGCGCACGGGACTGGAGATGGGCGCAATCAGGGAGCCAAGAGGACCACTTACCGCACGGTACGAGCCTGATACTAAGCTGTTATTCGTGGTCAACAAGAGCTATCGGGACGAGTGCGGCAGGCAGTTCCTGAGCTACGATGACACGTTGCTTGGATACAAAAAGAACAAGGCGTTTTTGGGAGTTAAGAAGAAGCGCATGATGTCTGGGACTTTGGCATCGGCAACCGCTGGCGTAGATGCTCTGGTGTTTGACACATCCAAATTAGACTTCTTCAACGAAGAGGTGTTTTCAAATGCTGACGATACTGAATCTGCCAGTGAAGATTGAATGGAACAAGCTGACCGTAGACGGATCGTTTTTTATACCGTGCCTAGATACCAAGCCCGTGGAAGAGTTCATTAAGCGTGAGGGCGCCCGCAGGCGATATAGCGTTATTTGTAAACAAGTTGTGGAGAAAGGAAGATACGGCTTGCGTTGTTGGAGAACGAAGTGATATAGTTGGCCCGTCACTCTCCTCTCTCATTTCTCCTCCAAGAGAGGCTTGAACCCCGCCTAGTGCGGGGTTTTTTTATACCTGAGCGATACGGCGTAACTCTTTTAGATTAACGTCCCTTAAGAGTTCTTTCTCAAGATCTCTGAGTTGTTTAATCATCTCTTGCTTTTGCTGAGCATTGTATTGCGCTGAGTTTGTGACCTGAGAAATGGTGCGGCGTATCTCTGCAAGATCATTGGATATTCTGTTCACTGCTTTACGAATACCTACTCGATTAGCATTTTTCTCGTCAGCCAAGTATTCAAGAACATCTTGTGGGCTTCTACGTGCCAGATCATTAGCCGTATCCACGGCACGGTCTACTTCCTCCCTAAGAACATAAAAGTCATTCTTCAAGGCAGTGCCATACTCACGGCTTACGAACGGACTCATGCCGGGGAACGAAGCAACGGCATCCCGTAAAGAAAGTTCTGGACGAGGAACCATAGGGTCGTTGTGCATCATGCCGTTTGTGAGGTAGAGCATCAAGCTTCCTGTCGTTCCGAACATCCCACGAATTACGTGGTCAACTGCAATCGGAGAAACAAGGTTCGTGCTTCCCAGAGCTTTGGCTAGTTCTGAAGTGCTGTCGTTAAACTGCCTGCTTAACTCAAGGTTCTGTTGATAAGTACCAACAAGAGGTCTTCCTTGGAAGAAGTTGTAATTAACACCAACTTCAAAGAAAGGCTTGATGACCTGCGGTATCGCTGTAGGGCTTGAGATTGAATTGACTAATGCGCTTGTCATTGAGTCCCTAAACTTACGACCGTCTTGCGTACCCTCATCCGTCATGAGCATATAAGTATGCTCGGTCAAAATCTTGGGTATCGAAAAGATGTCTGGGCGTATTGGGATACTTAGGCCACCGGAACCTGGAATCATGAACAGGCGATCACGCACCACAGGAGGTTTGTCTAAGTAGTCTTCATCATCACTAATCAGCATGGCGTAGATAAGAGCCAATGCCATAGTCGTTCCGGTTGTAGCCGCTAATGTACGTAATGCCGCCGACCTGTCCCCCGGAGAAATGCCAACGCCAGATATAGTTTCAAGAGCAACATTTTGGGCCGACAAGTAAGCATTGAAGAACGGAATAACTTGTGCCGCCATGCCAAGAGTTTTACTTGAACCACGCCTGCGGAAATTAATAATCTCAAACGCTTTCTCAAGAGCTTCTGCTTTTGTAAGACCCTGAGCCAAGGAAGCTTCATACACAGCCTGACGTATAGCGTTGTCTGATGCCATTGCAATATGCTCTAACCCACGTTTAAGCGACCCCAAAAACTTCGGCTTTTCCTTCAGACCAGAGTAAATCTCGGCATCCATACGGGCTACGGCAGACGTAAAGTCTCGGACACCCACCACACCGTATCTTTTTAGTTCAGCATTTGTGCGACTAGAGCTGGTGAGAGTCTTAATAAACTCTTTAACAGCC